GTTAACCACTTCTTGACCGACCCAGATGCGTTCTTCATCAAGACTGATGCACCAAACGGATTCAAGCACTTTGAGCGTATGCCTTTGTCTACCTCAATGGAAGCTGACTTCGATTCAGGCAACATGCGCTTCAAGGCTCGTGAGCGTTATAGCTTCGGCTATTCCGACCCTCGTGCAGTCTTTGGCTCACCAGGTGCCTAAATAACCACGCCCTTAGTTTCGTCTTTGGGTTGAGGGGGCGGCTTTACAGCCGCCCTCCTTTTTATTATAGTAAATTTACTTCATAGTTTTGTTTCCTCCCCAACTAAGTCGCATACATTGCGACTTCTTTTTTTTAGTGGTATACTGCTTTATCCTGACAGCCCCATGGTGGGGCTGACACTAGCCACGACAGGAGATCTAAATGGCTAACACTACTTTTAACGGTCCCGTCCGTTCCGAAAACGGGTTCAAAGAAATCACAAAAAACGCAACAACTGGTGCAGTAACTGAAAACATTTCAATTACTCATGACGGCACAAACAGTGTAGTAGTTATTGCAGACCTGCCAACATCTGATCCAACTAATGCTGGTCAGCTTTGGAGCAACTCAGGCGTAGTAACCGTATCCGCTGGTTAATAGGAGGCTTCAATGGCTGGTCCAGTAAAAGCCTATAATTGGGCTCAAGGAACATCTGCCGCCGTGCTTGGTCCAGCGAGATCACGCATTCGTCAGATTGTTATATATGCGGCCGCCGCAGGAGCTTTTACCATTAAGAACGGTAGCGGTTCTGGTGATACTCTAATTACGCAAACATTTCCAACAGGGATGCATCATCTAAATATTCCAGATGATGGCATACTTGCTACCGATGGTGCGTATATTAGTGCTTTCACAGGCGCGAGCAACGAACTGACAATATTTTTGTCATAGAGGTTTGAATGGCTAACTTCCGTTCCATCACACAAATTGGAACCTCTGAGCCATTTGAGCTACAGGTGTCTCGGAATCAAATTCCGGGACACGATTTTATTCATAAGTTTGGCTACAGCCCTATTATTTCAACAGTAGTTGAAACTGTCTGGTCGCAAGGCGGATTGTATGTCTACCCAAGTATCGCCTCCACCATGTATATATCAAGCAGTTCAACTAACGACACTGCGGCAGGAACAGGAGCAAGAACTGTAACTGTTTTTGGTTTGGACGCTGACTTTAATCAAATAAGCGTAACTGTTGCTTTAAATGGACAAGTAGGCGTTCAGCTTAATGGTGCCTTGAATTGGTATCGAGTAAACCGCATAGTTGTAGACACGGCAGGTTCGGGAGGCGCTAACGCTGGCGTATTATATGTAGGAACCGAGGCAACGCCTGCGGGCGGAGTACCCGTAAACAAATATGCAACAGTGGCGATTGGTGATAATCAGACCCTAATGTGTATTTGGACAGTTCCGCTTGGATACACGGCTTACCTTCATCAAAAAGATGTGTCTGCATCTTCCTCTGCTGGGAAGTTTGCTATTTTTACTTTGCTTGCCAGACCAAAGGGTGGCGTCTTTAATGTAAAAGATAGAGTTTTGTTGGCTAATAATAGTACGGCTATTTCTTACTGGAACCCTATCCCTTTCCACGAGTGTACGGACATTGAGGTTCGTGCAGCGGCAGACTCTTCTGGCGGCTCAATTACCGCATCTGCTACTTTGGACATAACCTATATTAAAAACGAGGAGTGGATTTAATGCCTCGAAAAAAAGAGAACCCGATACGAAAAACCACTGGTAAAGGTGGTAATTATCGCAAAACAAAATCAGGCGCTGGAATGACAGCCAAGGGAGTTGCCGCATATCGCCGCGAAAATCCTGGCTCAAAGTTAAAAACAGCAGTTACTGGTAAGGTCAAGAAAGGTTCTAAAGACGCAAAGCGCCGTAAATCATTCTGCGCTCGTAGCGCTGGTCAAATGAAGAAATTCCCAAAGGCGGCCAAAGATCCAAATAGCCGTTTACGTCAAGCCAGAAGAAGGTGGAAGTGCTAATGTCTGAGATAACTACAGAAGATCGACAGTGGAAATTTATTTCCGAAATGCAAGGTGACATTAAGGTTGTCTTTAATCGCCTTGATACCATTGAGAATAACCACCTCGCTCACATGCAGGGTGATATCAGCAAGCTAGATCAAAAGCTTTGGATGATATTAATGGTGGTTTTCGCGCAGTTGTTTGCTGTTGTTGGTGCGCTTGGCATATACTGGTTAACATCATAATGGCTATTGGTCGTTCACAAATGAGCCAACAGGTTTCAAAAGGAGGCGGTAAGGTGGCAAAAGATGCATGTTACAGAAAAGTTAAAGCACGATATAAGGTCTTTCCCTCTGCGTATGCTTCGGGCGCGATTGCTAAATGCCGAAAGGTGGGAGCTAAAAGCTGGGGGACTGGAGGAAAAAGTAAATCTTCTAAGACTACGACACGCAGAACTCGCAAAACGACTGCGCGGAGACGGTGATGGCTGTCAGAAAGACGAAAAAGGGTGCGGCGCTTAAACGGTGGTTCAAAGAGGACTGGAAGGATGTCCGTACAGGGAAAGTATGTGGGCGTAGCGAAGGTGAAAAACGGGGTACTCCATATTGTCGCCCCACCAAACGGGTTAGTAAAAAAACTCCTAAGACCGCAGGGGAAATGACAAGTGCGGAAAAACGTAGTAGAATATCGCAGAAGAAGCGTCTTGGTCAGCCAGCAGGAAAGCCAAGGCGCGTTAAATCACTCAGACGGAGAAAATCATGAGCAATTGTGGATCACGCAAAATGAAAAAAGGTGGTGCTGTTAGTCCTCGTAAACAAATGGCTATGGGCATGGAATACGGTGGTTCTGTAAAGAAGATGAAGGACGGCGGTAGCGTTGGCTTTAACACCAAAGTTTATCCCCTCAACGGCAAGCCAAGCTATAGAGCTCAGTATGTTCAACAGGGTAACAGGTTCGTTAAGAAGCCTGCTGATATGAGTAGAGTTCAAACTTTTTACTCAAAAGTTAAATAATGGAGATATCTTGTGGCAACCTCTGGATCCACTAACTTTGAATTAGATGTCGCTGATTACATCGAAGAAGCTTTTGAGCGTTGTGGCTTAGAGGTTCGCACAGGATATGATCTAAAAACAGCGAAACGATCATTGAACTTGTTGTTTGCTGATTGGGCTAACCGTGGGTTGAACCAATGGACAATAGCGCAGCGCACACAGACCGTAACGCAGTCTGATGGCGAGTATGATCTTGGCACAGATGTGATTGATGTTCTTTCTATGGTTGTTCGCCGTAGCAACACCGACTACAGCATGGAACGTATCAGCAGGGATACATACCTTAGCATCCCGTCAAAGACGACTGAGGCGCGTCCTACGCAGTTTTTCATAGACAGGCAAATTAATCCAAAGATAAAGATTTGGCCACTTCCTGAAAACAGCACGGACATTCTTGTTTTTGATGCTTTAACAAGAATAGATGACGCTGATGCGATGACAAACACAATGGATGTTCCGTTTCGTTTTTATCCATGTCTCGCCGCTGGTTTAGCTTATTATATAGCCATTAAAAAGGCTCCAGATCGTATTCAGTTATTAAAGGCTATATATGACGAGGAATTTGATAGAGCGCAGGCTGAGGATCGTGATAGAGCTTCGTTTACAGTAGCTCCTAATCTTCAATATTATACGGTGACTTGATGGCTAGATTTGCGACTGGTAAAGATGCTTTTGGGATTTCAGATCGCTCTGGATTTCGTTATCGCTTGCGCGAAATGCGAAAGGAATGGAATGGCTTTCTTGTAGGACCTGATGAATATGAAAGAAAGCACCCCCAATTAGAACCTATTAGACATATTCCCGATGTTGAGGCTTTGAGGGATCCAAGACCAGATAACAGAAATGAGCCACCAGTAGCTCAATTATTAGGTTTAAACCCATTTTTATCCAGCGGCTCTGGCTCTGCTGTTTTAACTGTGTTAGAACCTGATCATGGGCGCACAACGGGTGATACAGTAAGATTTAGAAAGACACAGGGTTTTGATGGATTCAGCAGCACGGTTTTGGAAAAGGCGGATGGGTATACGATTACTGTGGTTGATTCTGGGAGCTATACGTTTACGGCATCGTCAGGAACAGCAACAACGGGTAGTCAACGCGGGGGTGGTCAAAATGCGACTGTCGGCCCAGTCACGCTGGAGGCTTAAATGAGTTATACATATGCACAGCTAAAAACAGCGATACAGGATTTTGCGGAGAACACCGAGACTTCTTTCGTTACGCACTTGCCTGACTTTATTCGTGCAGCAGAGGATCGTATCTTCAAGCTGGTTGACCTTGAGGTGTTTCGTAAGAACGCAACATCTGCTTTGACAACCTCGGATCCTTATTTATCAGTGCCAACTGACTACTTATCTTCATTTTCCCTGTCTATTACGCGGGACAGCGCGAAAGAGTTTCTGTTACAGAAGGACGTGAACTATTTGCAGGAATACAATCCAAATCCTGCAACTACGGGTGTACCAAAGTATTATGCCTTCTTTGACATTGACAACTTTATTGTGGCTCCGACACCTGACAGCAATTACGCAGTAGAACTTCATTATTACTATCGCCCAGCCTCACTGACGGCTGGTGCAGATAGTGGAACAACATGGCTCAGTGAAAACGCACCTAACGCTTTACTTTACGGATCGCTCGTAGAAGCGTATATTTACATGAAAGGTGAGCAAGACGTGCTCGGCATGTATGAGAAGCAGTTTCAGGAAGCGTTGAGCCGTATCAAGGATCTGGCAGAGGCTCGCGAAAACAGCGATGCATATCGTAGAGGCTTGCCTGATAGGCCAAGGACATAGGAGTAGATTATGGCGACATCAAACGCAGCAACCACATATCTGGAACACGCTGTTCTAGATTTTATTTTCAAGAACAACTCGGAGAGTTTTACGACTCCGGGCGACAGCATTTACATTGGATTGGCTACGGCTGTTTCTGATCCAGAAGCTGGCACAGTTACCGAGGTAAACACAACTACAGAAGATGCTAACTATGCTCGTCAGCAGGTGACGGCAGCTA